TTATCAAGCATGTCTATAATAGTTGTATCAGTTCTAATATAAGAATCTAATATATCAATAGATTTAATAGCTAAATATACATTATCAGTAAGGTTTGCTAATTCAATGGTTGCACGTCCATTGGTTGGGTCTTTTTCAGGATACTCAGTAAGGCGTTGATGTGTAGAATCCATATAACCAATAACACGACGTTTTGCGCTATTAAGTTCTCCTTCTGTTGTTTCGTCATATCCATAACTTGGTATTTGAGGCATACTATATAATATTATTATATAAAAAAAAAATGGTTTTTTCAAGTTAATTTCATCTTGAAAATATTATTTATTTATTTTATTATATATATTTATATAACAAATGGCTGCGCGCAACTACAATCCGAATTCGTTTGCTATTTCGCAGAAAGTAGAAGATGTAATAGAACACTACAATAATATGAAAAATCCAAGTTGCGAACCTTTAATTTTCCATCAGGCGCGACCACCTGTTGTTCGTAACAGAGAACACGGACATTATACTGATGTTCGTCTCGTTGGTGGAAGTAATAGAATGTTAGCAGTAGATGAATCCCAACCAATGATGCGTCCACCTGGTATGATTGATGCTCACCAAGCTAAATCAGGAAAATATGTAATGAATGGAAATTCTGCTACCTATCCCGTTTATAATGCCGTTGAACAAAAAGCAATTGATAGATCTAAAACCAGAGGAAAATCAGCGCAACTTGAAGGGGAGGGTGTATGGGAGGATATGAATAAATGGGGAAAGAAGAATGAACAAAAAGCTATTGCTCTATCAAAAGATCCGCGTGTCTTAGCACTTGTTAATGATCCAGCAGTTCAAGAACAAGCTAAAAACCTTGGTATGCAAGCTGTTGACTTTGCTAAAACTCAATTAACTAAGAAAGGAAGCGGACGTGGTCGTGGTCGCCCTCGCAAAGGTGCTATGGAAGGTGAGGGTGTATGGGAAGACATGAATGCGTGGGGAAAACAGAATGAGGTTAACTTTAATAAATTCGGTCGTGATACAGAAGCCGCCTTCAAGAATGCTGGTGTTCAAATGAATGCTTGGGGACGTAGAAACGTAGAACGTGTTACAAAAGCTCTACAAGACCCTCGTGTTATGGCTGTGCTAAATGATCCAGCCGTCCAGAAACTTGGAAAACAGGCTGTTAAAATGGCTGTAAGCTACATTCCTGTTATTGGTCCTCCTGCTGCGCAAGTTCTTGGACTGCTTGGATTCGGTAAAGTATCAGGTGGTCGCGGTCGTCCTCGCAAAATTACTATGGAAGGCGAAGGTGTATGGGAGGACATGAATGCGTGGGGAAAACAGAATGAAGTTAACTTTAATAAATTCGGTCGTGATACAGAAGCCGCGTTTAAAAATGCAGGTGTTCAGATGAATGCTTGGGGACGCAGAAACGTAGAACGTGTTACAAAAGCTCTACAAGACCCTCGTGTTATGGCTGTATTAAATGATCCAGCCGTCCAAAAACTTGGAAAACAGGCTGTTAAAATGGCTGTAAGCTACATTCCTGTTATTGGTCCTCCTGCTGCGCAAGTTCTTGGTATGCTTGGCTTCGGTAAAGCACAGAATGCTCGTGCTGCTATTGTCAGGCAAATTATGCAGGAGAAAGGTCTTAAACTTACCGATGCATCCAAATATGTCAAGCAACACAATCTATATAAGAAGTAATAATTAAGCTGTGTCTTTAATATAATTATTTTTAGCAGTATCTACACTTGTACCCATCGCTGTTGTATCAGCTTTTAGGTCTTCCATTACCTTAGAGTATTTGTCACTCAAATATAACTTTCTGAGCATACTAGCCCCGACTTTAGCATCAAATATTTTATTTAGAATTCTCGTAATAGAGTTGATCTGTATAAATGGACTTCCTTCATAATCTGTAATAAAATCATTTGTGCTAACTTTTGGCTTGAGCTTTAAGTATAATTTTAAAATATCAAATAGGTCTTCTGGAATTTCTTGAACTTGCTGTTTATAAGCACCTTGTGTCTTATATTTATTAAAAATAAATTTTTTGTTTTGTAGGTCTAAATAGTTGATTTCATTTGGAAGTTCAGGATTATAAGAATTTACTACTCTCATAAACTGATAATCTTGATTACGACGAGGTGGAACTTTAGTATATAGGCTTAACACAACACATTCTAATAAACGATTATATTGATTTTCAGTAATCTTGCGCTTTTTAGCAACTTCAGGAAGTATAGCTTCACATGAACTAATTACTTCTGCTTTCTTTTCAGGAGTTAACCAATTATCTTTTTCTGTGTCTGTCTTCGCTGTTTGGTCTTTAAGTTCAGTATTATATTTATCTAATAGTGCTGAATAGTCCTTATAAGCACGTGCATATTTTTTAGGGTTATTTTTGGATAAATCCCCCATTAATGAAGTAATAGCAATTAAATAGTTCCTTTGAGTATTTGGTTTATAGTCCTTAATTTTATCAATAATAGTTGGAATATCAGTAAGATACTTGAAAGTTAATACAGGTTTTCCATCATTTAATTTCATAAAGTTAGCATTATATAATTTCATGGAACTCGGGGCTAATTTCTTATTTTCTAAAATTGTTTCAAGTGTTGGGTCTTTTGTCATATTTATTTTATATAATCTAATTATAAAATAAATTTTTTAATTTTCCAAATTGGTATTTAGATTTTTTTCCTCCTTTTCTATTTTTTTTCTTGCATATATTATTCGTTTATAATTGTTATGTTGATCATATAGTTGCTTTTTATATTCTGGATTTTTAATTCTTGCCCTTTCCCTTTCTATAACTTCAGGACGTTTCCTATATTCTGCATTATATTTTTGTTTATAGATTTGTTCTTTTGTTTGTGGCTCTTTAAGATTAATTTTGGGATTTTTACTTTTTACTACACCAAATGAAGAACGCTCATTAACACAAGGAAATGTGCTAATATAGTAAGACTCTCGTTTTTGTAGTTCTATTGCATTATCAAAAGGTTTCCGTTCTAAAATTGTAAGTTTACAATCAGGTTGTTCCATTACTTTATAAACACATCTATTATTACAGTTACCAGTTTTAAAACGTTCATAAGCCAGTCTATGATGAGCCATTCGTTTATCAATATTTTCAGAGCTTCCATAATAAACAAGTTTCGCTAAAACAGATTCTAATTTATAAATCACACCATCAGGTATAGGTGTTATTGATGTTTCTCTCTTTTTATAGGCTTTCGGGGTGGGTTCAGTTGGCTGAGTTGGCTGAGTTGGCTGAGTGGCTTCCATATTTTATATATATAACATATTATAATTTTTCTGCTTTAAATTAAAAAATATTTAAAGTATTTATTTTTTTAGAATTTAATATAATAATTTATATTCTTCATTTTTTCCACTTATAACAAATTTAGGGTCTTTTCCAGAATACCCTAAACTTCCTCCACACATTCCTGAACCAGCTAAAGGAGCAATAGGTAGTTCTACTTCTGCTTCTACTACTACTGGTTGTTCACCCATAGAGGCTGTATTGGCTCTATTTGCATCTGTATTATCAGAGTTCATGATTTCATCTAAATAAGTATATCTGGCTTTTAGTTTATTTCGTTCCTCCCTAATTGCTTTTTTCTTGTCTTCATCTTCTAAACCTTCTTCTATTTTTTTTAGTTGTGCTTCACGTTTTAACGATGCGGTATATTCCCTTGTTGGAATACCATATTCTTTTGCTTTTGTTTGGCGTTGTTTAGTAGCTTTATTATATTCTTGTGCTTGTGTAAAGCCAGATGGTTTATCCCGCTCTCGTTGCCTTCGCGCTGCCTCTCGTGCTCGTTCTTTGCGGTCATCTTCTTTTGTACGCTGTGCAGGTGGATCTGGAACCATGGCTTTTAATATTACTTTAAAATCTTCTTGTTGTTTATCATCAATGATTTTATTATAAGTGCGTCCACGCTCAACGGCTGCTCTAATATTAGCCCTTTCATTTGTAAGGCTTGATGGTGGAATTATTACTGGTGCTGGTTTATTATCATCAGGGGTTTTCTTGGAGTAACCCTTTTTCTTTTTACCAATAATTTTTTCTAACTCAGCTTGGTCTTCTTCTAGTGTTGCTGTCTTCTTCTTATTGGCTGCCGTTGGCTTCTTTCCACTAAGCTCAGCCAATAGCTTTTTAACAGCTTCCAAAAGTTCTTTATTATAAGCATCACTCCCGACACGTGTTTCATCAGCCATAATTTTTAACCATTTAATAGACTTAGGAATAAAATATGACACATCAGCATGTCCTTTATTTGCTTTTGCAGATTTTAACCTCTCCTTAAGACGAGCTATTTTTTCTTCTATTTTATCTTGTGACATAGTTGGGCTTTCATATTTATAGCCTTTCTTAATCTTACGAAGACGGGCTTGTTCTGTTGCTATTAGGCGTTTAATACCTTCAACAGAGGAGATAACGGGAAGAGTACCACTTCCTTTGTAAGCGGTTTCTTCTAAATCTCCAATTACTTCATTTTTATCAAGAATAATTTTGGTTAGTTGTTTATTAGTGAAACCTCCTTCTTTGCGTGGACGTCCTCTTTTCTTTTTGTAAGCGGTTTCTTCTAAATCTCCAATTACTTCATTTTTATCAAGAATAATTTTGGTTAGTTGTTTATTAGTGAAACCTCCTTCTTTGCGTGGGCGTCCTCTTTTCTTTTTGTAAGCGGTTTCTTCTAAATCTCCAATTACCTTATTTTTATCAAGAATAATTTTGTTTAGTTGTTTATTAGTGAAACCTCCTTCCTTCTTACCTATAAACTGATCTCCTACTTTATTAATCTCTCCAGTTTGATGTGCCGCATTAAAATCAAATGGGTTTTTAGTTCCTGAAATATTAACTATAGCATTATTTCTTCTCTGTAATGGAGCTAATAAACTTACAACATCATTTCCTACACGAACATCTGTTTGGTTAGGATCATTTTGTCTGCCTATATCGTGGAAGCCAGAAGCTTTATTATATGTGATATTTTCCTTAATAGGAAACTCTTTTTGAAGCTCTTGTAAATAAAGTCCCGCACGGCTATGACCGATTGCGGTGATATTAGATGCGCCATATTTATCAACAGCCCGTTTATGTCTTTCACGATGTAAATTATATGTGGAAGTTCCCTTAACTTTTCCACGAAACATGTATGAGGCATTGTCCATCCAGTCATTAAGCCCTACAGATCCACGATGAGTAACTACTATGTCTTTATCATTAGAACCTTTTTTAGCATACACTTTCACACGTGAATCTGATAGGGGTGAATCTATATCATAACCAGCAGGCGCTATAGATGTATTTCCACGATAGGAAAGGTCAATAAATTCCTTTAGTAATGGTGCACTCATACCAGAACCAGTAAGCGGACCAGTATCTAATTGAGTAATAGGACGACCTGAACCAGAACGACGATTATTAATTCGCGCTAACATATCCTCACGTGCTTTTTTACGCACTGCAGCATCCGTTTTTTTAGCATTTTCATATTCAATTTGCTCACTTTGATAAGCAGGAGAGGCTATATCAGTTTGAAATACATCAGTTGGGTCTTGTAATCCAGGTCTTTGCAAGCTTGCGCTTGATGGTGGACGCATAGTGGGGGATTGTCCTGTAACATATAATCCAATTTGACTTCCCAGACGATACATCCCTCCTTCTTTTTTAGGTTTCTTAGGCTTCTTAGGCTTAGGCATTATTATGTATTACTAACAGATAATAATATTTAGTATTTTTTCAAGGCGTTCTTTAACTATTTTTATAATATATTATATAATATATATTATAAATGCCCCCAAGTCAAAAAATGAATGACCAACAAAATACTATATGTAAAAGCTTCCTTCGTGACTTTGTATATGAACAGCATTTAAAAAATGGTACAGAATTAGAATGTTCTATATGTATGGATAAAATAGATTGTAAACATTGCTATGCGTTGCTTTCATGTGGGCATGGATTTCATAGCTTTTGTTTAATGAGAATAAATAAATGTCCTATATGTAGAAGTTGAGGGATTAATCCCTCATACACCCTTTATGCGCCGTGTGGGCGCAAGAGCCCACGTTAGTCTGTAGTTGTTGTTTCAAATCTTCCACTTGGTAAAGGTGTTAATACTATATCTTCATTTGAGAGATTAATAGGGATAAGTTCATCTCCTTTTACTTTTGCTAATATTGATGAGCTTTCTATTAGTTTAGTGTATGTATTATATGACTTTTCAAGGAAATCTTTAGCAGGTAATGGTCTTAATTCTCTATCTAATGATAGTGTTTTAAAAATATCAATTGCTAATAAATAATAGTCCCGTTGACTTATCATATCATTTTCCATTCGTTTTTGAATGCTAAAAAATAGTTCAATACTACCCACTATTCCACATGTTAATGATATTAATGAATTGGTTATACTTATTACTCCTTGGTTTGCATATGGTTGTAATCCAATACTGATTATAGAATTGAAACCATTTAATATAATTAATGGAATTCTATACCAAACTAATCTGCTTTTTAATAAAAAATATCGATTTTTATGTAACTTGCTAAGCATTACACAATTTGCACGAATATTTTGTAGTACATCTTCTATACTTGTTGACCAGTCATTAGAAGACATTTATATTATAATAAGAAAATTATAATATAAATTTTGTTAAATGTAGGGAGCGCCCTACAAGCGCAACTTCGTTAAGTAGTTAATCATTAACTTCTAAAAGGTGGTGCGCTGACCTTTCAGCGCCTTTAAGTTCATTTGCTATTGTATTTACCGAAAAGGATATAATTATAGATGATTTTAATATATGTTGAATAATATTCGGAGTTATGTTTATAGTCATTGGGGTTTAACTTCTTAATCTGACCTAGATGAATCTTGATCCTTCTAATTAGTAGTTTTGTTTGCATAAATAGTTTGACACGGTCTTCATCGTTTGGTATGAGTAATTTATTTGTTTTGAAGTAGTTAAATATTTCTAATGATAATTCAATTACTTTGAGTTTAGTAGTTAATGCGATATGTAAGCCGAAATTAGTGTCTTCATTAACTGATGACTTTTTTAACAGGGTTTCATCTTGCTCTGCTAATAGGTTAGAGTGTATACGTTTGACTTTCCAGATGTCACTTTTATTTACTAAATCCATAACTATTATAAATAGAAGTTAATTCTTTAAGTAGTTTTCAATTTTATTTTGCTAATATTATACCGCAGTCACGCATGGATAGTTTCATAGACAGTCCTAATATGTATAGTTTGTTGCGTTTAACTTTAGCAATAGCGGTTTTTAACTTAAAGTCTTTTAGTACCATATCAAAGAATGAATATTTTAAGCTAGAACAAGAGCTAAAATGATAAGATGCATAATATTGTGAGTATGTAGTAAATATATATTTCCAATTTTTTGATATAATAGCATTTTGAAATTGATCTTCATAAGAATAATAATCATTACGCATTTCCTTTGCTACAAAGTGGATAATTTCAAATCGTTCTTCCCAGCCTATAGAGTTCATTTGTTCTTCTGTGAAAAGGTTTTTTTCAGGACTGAATGATAAACCAGTACCATTAGAATTAATTAAACGACCTTCAACCTCATCAGCTATATATAGGTCATAGAACTGACACCAAAAACTTTCTTGCTTGTTAAATTTGGGGTGTTTTTTCCATACTTCATAATATTTATTAACAATAATTTTATCAACTAATGCATCAATAGTTGTAGTCATAGTTGTTAATATAATAGTAGTTAAGTCTTTAAGTAGTTTTCAATTTTATTTTAATTGCAGTAGTTTATGGATGGGTGCCCTTCCACCCCCTTCCTTCCTTCTACCTTCCATCCTTATTTTTACTCTTCCTTATAAAAGAATTTTTTTTTCTATTTTATATTTTTTATTTTATTTTATTTTAATAAGATAAAATAAGGGTAGAAGGGTAGAAGGTGGAAGGAATAGAAGTTAAAAAAATAGAAGAAAATGACACCCATCCATAATAAAACCTGTCAAACTCACTCATCATCACTATCATAAATAGTTTCAATATTTTCATCAACAAACTGGGGCTTCAATAAAGTAAAGTCAAAAGTCCATGTATTTTGTTTCCTTCCTTCAATCCATTTAGGACCACTACTCAATCCATTTCTTCTTTTCATCCCTAATCGTGTACTAAATGAACCTTTATCCTTAGTCCAAGAAATATGATTCCGTTTGCAAAAATCCAAATAACTCTCATATAAAGTATTTATTGGAACATGTCTAATACCTGTTCCAGCATAAACCGTTTCTTCTAAAAATTCCATAATAGGATCTTTTTGTGTTTCCTTAAGCATATTATCATATTGTCCTTCTGGAATATCACTTTCAACAATTTTTGGCTTAGTTTCATAAGCCATAAAATAGTCATAAATAGCTTTAGCAACTTCTATACTTTTAGCATATTCATTACCCTCATTAAAATATGACACATTATTAATTTTATCATCACTCATCCTAAATGTTAAATCTCTCCTTTTTAATTTATGATTAGGGTCAGGGTTATTACTAAAACTCATCCATCTATGACAAGACCTCATTGTATACGATGTTTTTCCTTTAGGTTGAATATCAATAGTAGGATCACTTACAAGTGCTTTCATTCTATCGTTAGCATGAAATGTTCCGCTTTTGTTGGCTTCATTTAATACAACTAAAAACGCCTTTTTCATCATATCATTAAATTTTCCAAAAATATGTTCTTGTGGATTAGTGCATTCCCAGCATCTATGAGATCCGCCCATAATAGTTTCAAAAAATTTCACAAAAGTGCCTTTGCCTGAGCCTTCTAATCCGATAAAGATTAAATGGATGCTTTTATTTTCTGGATATTGAAACATTTGCGCAATCCACATCTTAACAAAGTCAGCATGAATCTTATTATAGTCTACCATAACATCAATATGATTTAAAAACCACTCTAATCCCGTCTTACTTTTATCATTATTAGCAGGAGGCATAAGCTGAACAGGAAACTTCTCCCACATATTATATACATAATCAGGACATAACTCATCTTTAGGAAAACTATCATATTTATCATATTTTCTCTTGTCTTTATCATCATACCATTTAGGAATAAATTTAACCTCTTTTCCATCTTTATCAATAAAAGTAAGTTCATTATGTAAGACTTTAAATTGATGATCACTATAAATATTGAAATCATTATGAATATCACATACAAATTCAGCACCAACTTTACAATTAAATCTCTCAAATTCAGTTCTAACATCTTCATAAATTGTTCTTTCTTTTGGTTTAAAGTTAGCAGGTAGTTCTAAGCTTGTGACATGTTCCTTAATACTTAATTGCATATCCACAAAATCAGTTTTTTTATGGATATAATCCTCCATTTGTTTTAATGTGGATTCATTAATAGTTCCATAAACCATTAATCCATCAAACATAAGACTATGCATTTCTAACCCATTAATCTCGCAAAATGTTCTCATAGCTTGTAATATATCTTCTTCATTAATGCATAATATATGGTTAATAAATGAACCCTCAAAATTAGTTTCTTTTTTAGCATATTCTTTTACATAAGCAAAATCCGTATTGGTTATAAATTTTTGTTGTATTTCCTTCATTTCCTTATCATAAGCCTTTAGAAATGCCGATTCTGTTTTAATCTTCTTATTATCATTAGTAGATGCTAATACCTTTGTTTTAGCTTCTTCATACGATATATTATCATCACTCATAAGTGAATGTAGACACTTTTTACGCTCATTAATATAAAGGATTAAATTAGGACAATGATAAGTATATTTTTTGCATAATTGTAATAGTATACTTGGATGAGCATTCACCATATCAATATCTGATGTAAGCCCGTCACATAAAAAGGCTCTGATCTCTCGTTTAAGCCCCTGAATGCTGTCCTTACCAAATAAGCGTCCATTATTTCTCTTATCTAAATAGCTATATTTAACATAATTAATAGTGTCATTAACTTTCATATTTAAATACTTGATAATTTTATCATATTCCTTCTTGGCTTCGCATTTCTTACCATTGTAGATAAGAATAAAATCCTCCATCTTGAAAGTCTCAAGTAGGTAGAGTGCATGAGTTTTATTGATTCGTTCATTTAGGACAACAGACATTTTTATATAATATAATATTATATTTTATTTTTAAATCAATTTTTTTAAACATATATTAAATACTATTTTAATTAAACTCCTAAATATTCCTAAATAAACTACTTAAAAAGAATTTAATATATATATATAGTATAAACAAATGTCCGAACCTTTAGCGCCAATTGTTGAAAACCAACCTTTAGAACAACCTTTAGACCAACCTTTAGGAAAGGTTGGGCCAAATACGCCGTGCGGGGGCGTCCCTGCAGTTGAGCCAAATACGCCGTGCGGGGGCGTCCCTGCAAAAGTCCCTAAAAAGAAAGGTAGACCATTAAAAGCACCCCTAAATACTGACTATGTTCCAAAGCCACCAGGACGACCTAAAAAGACACCAGATGAAATCAAACAATATCATAAGGACTACTATGAAGCAAATAAGGAGCGGATCGTGCAAAAGCGTATTGAATATAGGAGTACACCAAATTATAAAGTATTACGTCATATGCAAAATGAGAGGTATAAGGAACGACAGGCACAAAAGCCAAAAGTGTGTTTAATCAATTTAAAAGCTTTAGAAGTTAATTAAATGTATTTTAAAATTAAACAAAAAATTATAATATAAACTATATTATATAGTATATATTATATGGAAACCCAACCAGAAGAAAAGAAGCAGAAGTCTAAAGAATACAATAGAGCATATTATGAGAAAAATAGAAAGGAAATTCTTAAACAAAAGAAAGAACAACGGGAGAATAATATTGATAGTAAAGCCCAAGAAGAACTAAAGGCATGGGTTGAAGCCTTTTGGAAGAAGAAAGATCCGTGGAATCCGTTTTCCGATTAATCATCTTCATCATTGTTTAGCATAAATGCTTGTTTCTCTCCGATTACAATCATGGGATAAGATTTTATGATAGTAACCCATCTAGAGTTTAATTTTTTTAACTTCTTAATTTGTTGTTTGTCTAAACCTAAGTAATTGTCTAATAAGTACTTCATTGCTCGTCCTCCTAAAGTTTTAGGAAAGATTGTGATAGAATGAGCCTCTGATAAAATATGTTTAGTTTCCATACCTGCATTAGCAATATGGGATGTATAAATCATGGAAGTGTTCGTATGCCTACCAGTGTCAAGCACCATATCTAATATATGTTTAATTTTCATTTTCAAAACCTTAGAGCTAATACAATCACAATCATCCATAACAATAAGGCAGTCTTTGAAATCGTTAATAGTAAATTGTTCTTTGATAAATGCTTCATCTAACTTAAACCGTTTAAGCCCTTTAATCTTATCAATTGCACTCCCATCGGGTTCAACTGATGACAATAGAAATAACTCATTTTTAGGATACATCCTCTTATACTCATTAACATAGTTCATAGTATAATATGACTTACCACTACCCGAAGCACCAGTAATATACAATATCTGCCGTTCTGCTTTCTTATTAGGAATTTGTTGAATAGACTCTGCTGGTAAACACTTATACTCAGATATAATCTCTCGCACACTACTATTAGTAGAGTCTACACTAATAACTTTATTTTTCTTAGGATATTTATCAAAAACAACTTTAACAAGTGGCGCACCTATATCTTCAAAGTTCATTCTTATAATATATAATATTATATTTTAAAACTTTGAAAGTTTCAAAATTGAGAGTCTAAAATAATTTCCAAGAAAAGCGCTTAAACTTATTTTCTTATATTATTATATATGACAACTATTAAACTCATTAATATTGTCAAGTCATGGAAACCAGATAAAAAATTTGTAGCACTTTTTGAAGTAGATGGAAGGTCTCGTAATGTCCACTTTGGATCTGCAACTTCACAAACTTATGCAGAAGGGGCAGATGATTTGAAAAAAGCGAATTACTTAAAGCGCCATGCTATTCGTGAAAACTGGGATAATCCAATAACACCAGGCTCATTATCAAAACATATTTTATGGTCTGAACCAGATATTAATGATGCTATTAAAGCCTTTAAGAAAAAGTTCAACCTTTGAGCGCAACTTTGAAATTTTCATATTATTTTAATATTTTATAATATTATAATAATGTCACAGACTAACGCATTTTACAAAGCACAAAATCCCGACTATGTCTACTTAGATCTACAACAGTCTAATGTATATAATAACACTACTGGCCCCGATGTTGATGTTAATTTTGTTGAAACCCGTGATAGTCCTGTTATTAATAATACAGGTGAGTATAATATGAGCGTAACCCGTTTCCAGATTGATAGTTATAACTTACCAACTATTGTTGTAGAACCTGATATAACACAATCAGATGTTAATAAGACAGTGCATAAAGTTGCTATTATGACAACAAATGCAAGTTCCTCACAAGCAATTCAAGTGCCTGATGCTAATAAAAATAAAGCTTCAGTTGTTAATGTCACATGGGTACCAAACCCGATATATACAGCCCCTAGTATGTCAACACTAACTGGAAAAAATACAGTAGAAAATCCATATTATTGGTGTAATAGCTACGACTATTTTATAGGACTTGTTAATACAGCTTTACAAACGGCAGCAATAGCTAACTATAATTATTTATATACGTCTTTTGTTTCAGCTGCATCATCTCCTGTTCCTGCTTTATTTTATGATGCGGCATTTAAATCCTTTCCAACACCGCCATTTTTAGATTGGGATAGTAGTACTTTAAAAGCCAATTTATATGTAAATCATTGTTATAACGAATCGTTATCTAATTGGGCTGTTCCACCAATTACTTGGTCAGGTTCTGTTGGAACACTTGGTACAGTTCCTCCTTTACAATTCAAAGTAGCTCTAAGTCCTTCATTATATGCTTTATTTAATAGCTTCCCAGCAACAGAAACAATATTAACGACTACAACAGGGACAAAGGAAAAGTTCTATGTGTTAAATATAAACTCTAGAGGATACCCATTAATAACACCAGGTCCAACTATACAGAAGACCTTATTTAGCTCTTACAATTTTGGTTCTGGATTTTTAGTTAGTGGCGTATATACTCTTACACCAACAACAGCAGTAACCTATTCTTACAGTAATCAGTTTATTGAAATCTCTCAAGAACTAAGCACTATTGATACATGGTCTCCTGTTAATGGAATTGTTTTCACTACTAATACACTCCCTATTGTAGCTAACCAGTTTAACTCTAACAGTGTAATTAATAGCGACCGCCCTTCCTTTGTAACAGGTGAACAATATGCCTTAATTATTACCGACTTACAATCCAATGAACAAGGCTATAAGCCCAATCTCCTATATAATCCAACAGCAGAATATCGTAGAATTGATATGACTGGAAATAGAGGATTAACCAATATTGATATACGAGTATTTTGGAGAGCTAAAACAGGACAACTCATTCCATTCAAGTTAAGCTCGGGTGTTAGTGCATCTATTAAAATTTTATTCCAGAAAAAATTATTAGGAGAAAAACAGCAACTTCAATTAGCTCAAACAATCAGGGAACTAGAGTTACAGGGCTGAAAGGCCAGCCCATCCTTAAAAATCTCATATTTTTATAATATATTAATATACTATAATAATGTCACAAACAAACGCATTTTCTAAGGCACAAAATCCTGACTATGTGTATTTAGATATACAACAAACAAATGTATATAATAATACATTAAAAGATGAAGTTGATATAAATTTTATTGAAACACGAGATAGCCCTGTGATTGCTAATACTGGAGATTATACAGTTAGTGTAACACGTTTTCAAATTGATACTTATAAACTTCCAACTATGGTTATTGAGCCTGATATAACAACTGAACCATATGATCCAGAACGAACAATCCATAAAGTTGCATTATTAAATATTGAGGGAACTTTTCCATTAGCCAGTCCAACACTTACTTTTCCATTAGTACAAGCATTAAATCATCCTGTTGCTACACAATCACTTCTTCCTTCATATGGATATTCGAATGATTCTTCTTTTGATGGAGAATTTATAGTAGTAGGAGCGCCAAATCTGAGTTATACTGTAGATCAGCGAGGAGCGGTGTATCTATGGATAAGACAAAATAATGGGTATGTTTTCAGTAATATGTTAAATCCTCCTTTAGATAATATACCTAATGCTGGTATTGGTACAAGTGTATCTATTAGTGAAGATGGTCATTGGATAGGTGCAGGAACAGGACGAACAGCAGGAACAGTTACTTATATAATTGAACGAGCAACCTTAACAACACTAAAAATACCTAAACCTGCTACTTCGGTTTCAAATGTAGTATTAAGTGGTGATGGTTCTATTATTGTTGTAAGTTATCCAAATGCGGCTGATTCTGGACTTACTGAACGAGGCATAGTTAGAATATATAGACGAATTGGTAATACTCAAATACACTTAATACAATCAATAAACTCAACTACTAATAATTTACGACTTGGCTGGTCAATTGGAATGAATGCTACTGGTTCAAGAATTATTATAGGCTCACTTCCAGAGTATGATAATCCTGGTCCGACTGCAGGTGTAGTATTTGTTTATAAAAATGATAACCCAAAATCAAGTGATGTATGGACTTCAGAATCAATAATAAGACCAAATCATGGACCACATCATCATGTAACTAATTTTTATTGGGGAATAGGTGTAGCAATAAGTCATATAGGGGATATAATTGCTATTGGAACAACTAGCAATCAAGTTGATGGAGAAATAACTACTTTTAAATATGATTTTACAAATGAGGAATATGTTGTAACGGAAGTATTACCAAAGCCAGCTGGTGGTCCTTATACTGGTTATGGTCCTACAATAAACTTGTCTTATGATGGAACAGAAGTAATTGTGGGTTGTCCTCATTATGGTATAGTATTTATATATGTAGAAGAAGAAGGAAATTATATAGTAGGAGGTCAAATTGCTGGACCAACAGTACCATATTCTGACTTTGGTTATAGTATATCTTCATTTGATGATGGTCGTTATATTGTTATAGGTGCGCGTGGTTTAAATAATAATCCATATGGAACATTAGAACTGAGAAAAATTTCTGTAGAATTTTATGGAACTATACCTAACAATATAAAGGAACATGTAACTGTTAAAAACGTTAGATGGGAACCAAATTATAGTCCAAGAGTAGTAGTTCCAACCCGAGCAGAACTAACTGGAAAAAATACAGTAAATTTTCCATACTATTGGTGTAATAGTTATGCACGTTTTATAGGACAAGTAAATAAAGCTTTAGGAGAGGCTTATGCAGCCAATTTTAATTATTTATATACAAATTGGATTTCCACTTTATCTACTACACAAAAGGAAATATTTTATAATATTGTTGCACGATTCTATTCAACTCCACCATTTTTAGAATGGTCTAATAATTCACTAAAAGCATCATTAGTAGCAAATGCATTATTTAACCCACAAGAATCCAATTATGCTATTGTAGAACGACTATGGACTTTGGTTGGTGGAAATGCCGAACATACTCCAGACCCCCCCATCCCATTTAATTTTAAAATAGCATTTAATGCTTCATTATACGCATTATTCAATAGTTTCCCAGCAACAGAAACAGTTATTAACAATGAAAAGTTTTTTATAATGGACTTTACATACCCAGTTCCAAATATAGTAAATATTACGCTAAATGCTATTCCATTATATCCAACTTATCCATTTTTAGATCCATTCATTGGAGGAGACGGTATTATGACTATTCCATCTCCATTAGAATATGGACATATAGGAACACATATAGTATTAGAACAAGAACTAAGCACAATAGATACATGGTGTCCTATTAATGGAATTGTATTCACTACAAATACTCTTCCTATTGTAATCAATCAATATAGTTCTAATGTTACACTTAACTCTGATAGACCCTCATCAGAAGCAGGTGCAGATTTTGCATTAATTATTACTGACTTACAGTCCAATCAACAAGGATATAAACCAAATCTCATATATACTCCAACAGCAGAATATAGGCGTGTGGACATGACAGGCAATCTTGGATTGACTAATATTGATATACGAGTTTTTTGGAGGGCGAAGACAGGGCAATTAATACCTATGAAATTGGGATGTGGGGTAACTGCGTCTATAAAATTATTATTTCAGAAGAAGCTTCTTGGCGAGAGGCAACAGCTTCAATTTAAACAATTTTCGGTTAAGGAATTGAAACTATAAGGCGCTTACCGAAGCGCACACGGAACTTCGTTAAAGGAGGGAGTATGAGGGAACTTTGGTTCCTTCACCCGCATACTTGGAAAATTCAGCAAACATTTTATATTAGACTATATTATAAACACAATGTCTTCAGACTTCTCCACAGTTTTAGTAAAAGATGCGCGTCTAAGCGGAATCACAGATCAGTTAACATATGCGGTTCAGTCGGGTGCTTCCTCAAATACCTACCAAGAATTCAATGCTATTGGTCCGTCCAACTCCCAGTTAGCATTCAATATCCAAGTTCCATCTGAAAATGTAGTTGTAAACCGTGAAGTCTTCTTAAGGGCTACAATTAAATTCACCGTGCAAGTTGCTGCCGCCGCTATTGCTAGTGTTGAAGCTGCTAATGCCCTTACACCAAATCGTGGTGGTATTGGTGGTTTTGCGTTAAATGCTTTCCCGCTTAATCAGCTTATTAACACCGCTACCGCGCAAATTAACAACACAAATGTAAGCGCTAATACCCAAGATATTCTTCCAATTTTACTTCAATTAGCAGACCAGAACGATTTATACACCTATAATGATACTACCGCGGTGTGTGTTGATCGGGTCGTATCGGAATACAACAGTGTAGCTGCAACTGCTTCTATTCATCCATTTAACAATATGTTTAATGCTACCGCAGATGGTGTTGTTCGTGGTCGCGGAATTCCACAATTAAAAGTTATGCATATTAAATCATATGCTGGAGGATCAACAAGTGGTACAGCGGTAGAAGGTAATTACGGCCTCGGTAGCTCAACACCTGATACTACTATATTCGAGCTTGCTTGTCAAGCAGAATTAGTTGAGCCTCTTATTGGTTTAAGTCCTTTCACATACGGCAATAACCAGTTTAACAAAGCTGGTCTTGTTGGTGTAAATTCCATGAACATAGTTCTAAATATTGATGGAACTTTAAGCCGTCTATTAGGAACTTCGGCTCTTGTTACTGCGGGTTCTGGTTCTGGTTTCACTGTTAAAGCAGGTTGGACTACTGCGTCGGGTGCTACTGCTTCGTCCACACTATTTGATAAGGCGTCGCTATTAGTCAATTTCCTCAGCTCCCAGCCAACCGATCTAATTCCTGCGCGTAATATTGTGCCGTATGTAGACCTCCCGCGCTATATCACATCGGCTACTGGAACTATTGCGACGGCTGCTTATACTGCGGCTGCTACTGGTGGAGCTTTCAAACTTACTCCAGCAACTGCGTCTATTACTTCGTCCAATATTCAGCTTAATCAGCTTCCTGATTACTTCATTATTGCTGCTCGTATTCCTCCAACCAATCCTACACTTTATCCATCGGGCAAAGCGATGAGCGCTGCCCCAAGTTTCCTTGCGATTAACAGCATTAGCGTCAATTTAAATAACACAAGTGGGCTCCTTGCATCATGCTCAAGTTCAGACCTCTACAGAATTTCGGTGGCTAATCATTCTAACCAGACATACTCAGCGTGGTCGGGTGTATTTCTTGCCGATGCTGGTATTACTGATGCTGGTGTAAATACACAACCAAAAGAATACCCTTCAGTTGGTTCGATTCTAGTGCTAAACCCAGCGAAAGACCTCTCATTACCAGACTACTTAAGCAGTGGCTCATTAGGCAGCTTCAATTTCCAATTCCGAATTGAGGTGTCTAACTACCACGTATTAACTGCTTTCACTCCTGAAATTGTGGTTATTGCGGTCAACTCAGGAATATTTACAACCATTGCTGGTTCGTCAAATATTTTTACTGGCCTACTAACAAAGTCGATGGTTCTCGATGCGAAAAAAGATGGTGCGGAAGAACCAATCAATGCTGTCCAGTATGAGCGTCTTGCTGGTGGAATGATGCCTAACTCGTCGGCGAAAGAATTGTCTGTTGTAAAAGATTACAAAAAGATGAAGGGCATGGGTGTTCGCTCTGGTGGTGGAGTTACTGGTGGTGCTAAAATGGATCGTTTCGCTCATTTAACAATGTAAGTAGTTAATATGGGTGGGTGTCCTTCCTTCCTTCTACCTTCCTCCCTTATTTTTACTCTTCCTTATAAAAGATTTTTTATTTTTATTTTATATTTTTTATTTTATTTTATTTTAATAAGATAAAATAAAGGTAGAAGGGTAGAAGGTGGAAGGAATAAGATAGCTAACACCCATCCATAATTTAACTACTTAATCCACAGACTAACAACAGCATCGGGTATTAGCCTCATATCACGACTGGCTTTCATAATCATTTCAGTAAACTCGGGTAAGTTCATTTTCATTTCTTTAGCCATAATGATTCGTAAACAACACCACCTACCGCATGTATTAATATCTGGTTTAATACTTTGAAACCCATGCTTATTAACAACATATTTATATGGAGATCGTGCAACTAAATGTTTTAAATGGTTTCGTTCCTGTCCTAGTAGTTTATTCATTCCAGCAGCAATAAAATTCCTTTGTGGTTCTATACCTTTTCCATACGAATCATAATCCTCAATGATACCATTATATTTTAAAATTAAAACCCAATGCCCTTTATTCTTCATTTGTTCTACAAGAATAATACGAAAATCAAAAGGATTTGGTAATAATTCATCAATACTATTATAGTTAGCTAACTGTGCATAAGTCATGACTTCACTCTCAATACCTGATCCAAAGTATCTTTCCACATCTCCATCGGTCATAGGTATTTTTATGCGTTCATCAAGAGCTTCAAAGTCAATGTGTTTAGGAATACGAAAATCCATTATATATAATAAATTATATTATTTTTTTAAATTACTTTCTAACTTAAAAAAATACTTTTTTTATAATATATATAGTTATTATAAGATGTTTTCAGACGATAGAGTTAATATACCAAATGGTTCTATAAGAACTGCTAATCTTGTTAACAATGCTGTAACAGGAATAAAAATAGCTTCTAACTCAATCAATTCAAGCCATATAATAGCACATTCTATTTTAGGAACTGATATAAGCTCAGGAACAATAGACATAAGTAATATATCTACTAATGCATTATTTTATTTGAGAGATACATCACTTAACTCAATCAATTCAAGTCATATACAAACTGGGAGTATATTAGGAACTGATATAAGTAATGAAACAATTGATTTAGATAATCTATCTATTAATGCAATATTTTATTTGAGAGATACATCACTTAACTCTATCGATTCAAGCCATATAATAGATAGATCTATCTTAGGAACTGATATAAGTAATGAAACAATTGATTTAGATAATTTATCTGCTAAAACAATATATTATTTGAGAGATACATCACTTAACTCAATCAATTCAAGTCATATAATAGATGGATCTATCTTAGGAACTGATATAAGTAATGGAACTATTACAAGCGATAAATTAGCACCAGGAGTTATTATATCAGGACCAACAGGACCAGCAGGAGCAGATGGAAAGAATGGTAATGATGGAGCAACTGGACCAGCAGGACCCACAGGACCTAAAGGAGATACTGGAAATACAGGACCTAAAGGAGATACTGGAAATACAGGACCTAAAGGAGATACTGGAAATACAGGACCTACAGGAGCCATAGGACCAACAGGACTAACAGGGTCAACAGGACTAACAGGGTCAACAGGACCAACAGGACCAACAGGATTAACAGGACCAGCGGGAGCAGATGGAAAGAATGGTAATGATGGAGCTACAGGACCAACAGGATTAACAGGACCAGCAGGAGCAGATGGAAAGAATGGAAATGATGGAGCAACTGGACCAACTGGACCCATAGGACCAACAGGACTAAAAGGAGATACTGGACCAACTGGACCCACTGGACCTAAAGGAGATACTGGAAATACAGGACCAACAGGACCAACAGGACCAACAGGACCCACAGGACAAACAGGACCCACAGGACAAACAGGGTCAACAGGACCAACAGGATTAACAGGACCAGCAGGAGCAGATGGAAAGAATGGTAATGATGGAGCTACAGGACCAACAGGATTAACAGGACCAGCAGGAGCAGATGGAAAGAATGGTAATGATGGAGCAACTGGAGCTACAGGACCAGCAGGACCTACAGGACCTAAAGGAGATACTGGAAATACAGGACCAACAGGACCAACAGGACCAACAGGACTAACAGGACCCACAGGACAAACAGGACCAGCGGGACCAACAGGACCAGCGGGACCAACAGGACCAGCAGGACCAACAGGACTAACAGGACCAGCAGGAGCTGATGGAAAGAATGGAAATGATGGAGCAACAGGACCAACAGGACCAGCTGGACCAACAGGACCAACAGGACTAACAGGAGCAAATGGAAAGAATGGTAATGACGGAGCAACAGGAGCAACAGGACCAGCAGGACCAACAGGACCTACAGGACTAACAGGAGCAACAGGACAAACAGGACCAGCGGGACCAACAGGACCATCTGGAACAAATGGTGCAACGGGATTAAAAGGAGATACTGGAAATACAGGTGCAACAGGACCAACAGGACCAGCAGGACCAACAGGACCAACAGGACTAACAGGACAAACAGGACAAACAGGACCAGCAGGACCAACAGGACCAGCAGGACCAACAGGACCAACAGGACCAAAAGGAGATACAGGAAATACTGGACTAACAGGACCAACAGGACCAACAGGACCAGCAGGAGCAAATGGAAAGAATGGTAATGACGGAGCAACAGGAGCAACAGGACCAGCGGGACCAACAGGACCAGCATCAACAGTGGTAAATATTGCAGATGGATCAATACAAGGAATTAAACTAGCAGACTTTTCTATTAGTAATAGTAAAATACAAGATGATAGTATTGATAGTCGTAAAATAATAGCAGGTTCAATTTTAGGAACTGATATAGCAAATAATCAAATTGGAGTTAATCATTTAACAGGAGCAGCCTATTTAGATTTAACAACAGCACAAGCAGAAAATAGCATTAATAGTAGTCATATTGTAAATGGTTCAATTACAGGAAGTGATATTGCTAATACTACTATTACTTATGATAAATTAAATAGTAATGTTACTTCATTAATTACTAATAGCAATATAAGTAGAAACTTTATAGGACAAGGGGGAGGAGGTACTAGTACAGATTTATTGATTCCAATTGATTTACTTAATAATGAGTTTGTAGATGTTGATGTAACTATTAGATTTGTAAATTCATTCAGTGGGGGTAATAGATTATGGTCTTTATTTTATAATGGTTCTTCTTATTATAATTGGAAATTTTGGAGATTTACAGACCAACCTCCTTATGCTAATCCTTGGATTGACACTGGTTTTACAGGTATGACGATGTATGATATGGAAAATAGTGCTTATTGGAGAGCAGCCAATTTAACAATGAGATTTTATAGGGGTGATATAGGAGCAGTAGTCGCCGACCCTAGATTATATAATGTGCAAGGCGAAACTCGTTATGGTCGTTTTGGTATTGGTCCAGTCATAACCACTTTTTGGGGTGCTATTGAATATAGACCAACGCATTTATATTTATATGTTCCTTCAGGTTGTTCGTTTATTCATAGAACTTATGTAACTAATTATAAGTAGTGTTGAGTTGTTTATTAAGTTCTTCTACATGTTTAAGATGGTCTTCATATGCTTTTTTATGTTGCTCGTATATTAGTTCAACCCCTGATGGGTCAAGTTTTGGATTACTTGCTTTTATAGAATCTAATGTAAGTTGTTTTTGTGTGGCTTCGTCTACTGCTTCCATTTTATATATATAACTACTATATTTTATTTATAATATTCTATTTTTAATAATATTATAAACAATATAGAGCTTTAGTAGTCAAGAACTGGATTATTACCAACAATAATCTAATAAAATATAACATTTTATATTATATTTATATTAAATGGTTTAAAAATTTATAAATTTATACATATACCTAATCTAAATTATATATAATCTATTAGATTATTGAAAAAAAATAATCTAAAGCCTTATTTTATGCTCTTTTTATTAGTTTTAGGCATTAACTTCTAAAACCTTAACCAACAAGCGAATCGTTGTATACACAACTTGGTCTAATAAAGTAAACTGCATCTGGAATAAGAGCTGTCGCATTCCAGTTAATACAATAATACTGAAAATATCGTTTAACAACAAATCCGTTTTCATCAATACCTATATCATAAAACTTTGTAGTACTTGCTGTTCTGTTTCCATCATCATCAGTATTCCAAGCACCATATACGAAGAAACAATTATCAGTATTTTGTTTAATATTGAAAGTCAAAACTTCTCCTGGTTTCCAGTTGTAATGTTTTTTTATATCAGCAATCCACATCAAATTTAATTTTCGCTGTTTAGCTACCTCCTTATCATTATCATAATCCATATTAACCTTATACTCTTCGCCATCGTTTTCTGTATAAGTTAATTCTTTTGTATCATCGTATGTAACAATGAAGTGTTCGCATTCTTCATCATATTCAATAGTGTACATAGCTGCGAATGGCGCATAGTCAGTAGTCATATTAGTTTCTCAATAATCTCTCAATATTTGAAAAAAAAGAAATCAATTTTAATTAGACCTAACAACATTTAGTTATTAAATGTTTTACACTTAATAACAAAACCAAGCTCTAATATATCTAAAAGTTCTGAGCAGTTTTCATGCACAGATTTACCAATATTAGCCATACTCAAATAAATGCCCTCATCCATTGTACTTGCTTCAAGACTTTCTTCAACAGCTTCTAAAAACTTACCAGCTCTCTCATTTAGTTTACTTCTTAATGCTGGTACTAATGCAACATTAGAAGCAGGATTACTTGTTAGCCTTTTCACAATAAATTGTTCTAATTTATATATTTCTAACATGGTTTTCATCAAGGGGTCATCTTTTAATGGATGAGTTTTTGTACCCTCAATTCGCGCTTCCAAGTAATTCATATCAATATTAAACTCAAGAGTTTCAAAAACGGTGTCAGTTTTAATTTGCATTTCAAATTGCATTTTGCTTTCTTATATATTTGTATTGCTAATCTCTCAAGTATTGAAAAAAAAGAATTCAATTTTAATTAGACCTAACAACATTTAGGTAGGCACTACATTAGCTATGATAGATGCAATAATACTTTTAGCTGTTGGAGTTTCCTCTTCCTCTTTCTCTTCCTCAAAACATTCCTTACAACAATAACAAACATCATCTTCTTCGTCATAATAATGTGGTTCAGTTAAATCAAACTCCTTCTTACATTTACGATTTTCACACATTCTATTAGTAAAATCATCTTGGTCTTCCTCTTCCTTATCCTCATCATCTTCTATAAAAGGAAATTCAGATATGTCTGCAATCGTCTCTTCATCAGCATATTTACAATCAAGTTCTGGTTCATATTCTGCTTCAATATTCATTTGCTCTCTTGTTTCATCAACAAAAACAATATATAAAGTAGCATATTTAGTTCCCCAGTATGCAACTTGCGTCTTATCTTCTAAATCAATACCTTTCGGGACTTTGAAAACAGCACTAGCAGAGTATTTAGCATGAACAACTTTAGCCATTTTGTATCAATAATCTCTCAAGTATTGAAAAAAAAAGAATTCAATTTTATTTCAACCTAACAACAATTTAGTCATCACAATAACAATTACACCAACAATCACCTTCAGCACAAGTCTTATGATAACATTTATGACATAGTCTATCCTCTTCATCTACTGTTGGTTGTTGACATTCCTCACATATAGTATCGTGTTCCTCCTTCTCATAACATGGAATGCAAAATGAGGTGTTACCGATCATATTGGTATCATCCTCCGCAACTTCTTTTCCACATCCCTTAAATCCACGGCATTCGCCACCAGTCTTTCCGCAAATGTGCATATTGTTAATAATATTAGCCATTTGTATCAATAATCTCTCAAGTATAAAAAAAATGAAATCAATTTTATTTATACCTAACAACAATTTACATTTTATCTACATTTAGTGTACTCATGTTATATAGAAATTTTGCTCGCCACCTTCTATCTGGATTTGCTAAATCCTCTATAACTGTATACCAATCTTGTGGAGGGATATAACGGCGAGACCCACCAAGATAAATACTATCTTCTTTATAAACCTTATTATTAGCCTCTGTTAATTTTAATAATTCTTCCATAGTCCAATTATAAAGCATTTTGTAAGCGTTCTCCTCTGTAGATGTCATCATTATAATCTCTCAATATTGATTAAAAAAGAATTCAATTTAGAATTCAATTTTAATTGTATCTAACAACATTTAGTTCAGCCGAAAACCATTCGTCTTCCTTCTCCAATACAGCTGAAACATCACCAGATACACCTTGCGATACAACACATACAGAGCGCACAACTTCTCCCACTCCTTATCATCAACCATCTCAGCCAGTTCAGGATACTGCTCACACAGTGCAGTTCTTGCCTCTTCATCCGAGTCATGACTATGAATAATATTGTTCATGAATACGTAATAATTGGGCGATTGGAACTTAACTTCTTTAGCATCAATAATCGTGTCAATCATCATTTTGTTGTTGGTGACCTATATATGTAATGAGAAAATTCAATTCAATTTTAATTAAACATCACAACAATTGTTTATATAATCGTATAAAAAAAAGGTTTTTTTCAACCTTTAGTAAAGGTTGAGCCAAATACGCCGTGTGGGTGCAAGAACCCATATTTAATTAACAGCCTCTGCCTTTACCTTGTCAAATATGTCACATATAACCTTTTTGGCTACTTTAGCAGGGTTATCTTCCTCTGGTATATCTATCCCTGGTATTTCTATCACAGGCGCTTCTTCCCAAACAGGCTCTTCATCCTCCAAATCATGCTCATCAGCGTCATTAATTTCACAACACTCACCGTACTTCGTATCAAAGTCAAGTTCATCATCCACTGGTTTAATTACAATATGCCTACCATCAGTAAGGAAAGCATGCAAAATTGACCATTTAACATAGTAAGTCTTGACTTGGGTTCTATCCTCCAAATCAAGCCAGTCAGGCACATGAAAAAGCTCTTGAGCGTCATAACGAACAACGAGGACTTTAGACATTTTTGGTCGATAGGTCTATTGTTAATTAAAAAAAATTCAAATCAATTTTAATTGGACCTAACAACAATTATAGCGTTGGTTATGGATGGGTGTTAGCTATATTATTCCTTCCACCTTCTACCCTTCTACCCTTATTTTATCTTATATAAATAAAATAAAATAAAAAATATAAAATAGAAAAAAAAATTCTTTTATAAGGAAGAGTATGGAATAAGATGGAAGGTAGAAGGAAGGAAGGGGTGGAAGGACACCCATCCATATACCACTATAATTGTTGAGATATTTAACTCCCAATATGAATAGAATAGGGATTAGTAAGGTCTGATATATCTGTGGATGATGTTGGATTTGTTGCATTTATATGATCTAAAAAGAATGTATTACCAGCTATATCCATAATATTATATACTAAAGTAATTATATAATCAACTGTAGACATTTCTATATATTAGTTTTATTTTTTTTTATTGAAAGTTTCAAATATATTTTGCAATTCCATGTTTAGTAGCAAATCTAAAATCAGCATCATGGTATGACTTCATAGACCTACTGCTTCCTCGTTTATGCCCATAATACATATTACCACCTGTTATATCAAGTGCTTCTTTATCAAGAGAAAGTGTTAAACCATCTGATGTAGGCATCTGTTGCGCTCTGGAAGAATTGAATGATTGTTTATCTGTTTGAACATTTTTATAAATTTCACTAACCGATGATTTAAACACCCTAAACTGTGTTCCTAATGTTTTATCAATTGAAAAAATCTCTTCAGCCATCGCACTAAGAGCTTCTGTTAATGGAACCGAGTCTGGGTCAGGATTCATACTTATAATAATATATTATATTATAAAAATTTAAATTTTTCCAATAGGTGGGAGGACTGGACGCTTCCCAGCGGGTGGAGGAGGAGCAGGGAAAGGAGCAGCCATAGGAGTTTCAAAAGCTTGTATGCGACCTAAAACACTACTCTCAAAATAAGGAATATTATTAGCCTTTAAGAACTCAACAAATTTAGCGCGTTTACCATAATGCATGTTTGGTTCTAATTTATCTCTGCTATCTCTATATGTTCTATCAAGTGTTTTATACTCAGCCTTAATATCCTCTGGTATTTTATCAATATCCCGTTTGTTCACTGTAACAACTGGATGTCTTGCAATAGCAAGAGCTTTTCTTAAATTTTGTATATTAGATTTTTTTACTGAGCCTACTCTGCCTTCTTCCTCAATCGCCTTAACTCGTCTATTAAGCACGGTTATCATAGTTTGATTTGTTAATTGTGCTACTGTTCTACTAACCTCAGCTATTAAAGCTTCAGTATCTTGTGGTATCATTATATCCATCCCTATTGTTTCTGCTGTTGGTGGTCTTGGACCTGTTTGATTAATATGAGTATCTATTAGAACCCGTATTTCATCATCATTAGCAAATCTACCTTCTCGTTGTTCAAATGCCTCAGCATCTTGTACAATATCGTCTCTTTCTTCAATAGGTAATCCAGCATCTTTAGCAAGTTTTCTAACCCTTGTCTTATATTTTCTACGTGCTACATTTGAATCTTGTTGTGAAAGTTCTGGTGGTGCTGGAACTAATCCTGAAATTGGTGGTGGTGCTAATCCTGATGTTGGTGGTGTTGGTTGCATTAGTCCTAATTCAGGCGTTGCTGAAGGTGGACGAAGGCGACGAGGGGGACGAGAAGGACCACCTTCAGCAGGTGGCAAAGGTTGAAGTAGACTAGGAGGGGGTTCTTCTGGTTCTGGTGGAGGTAATAGTGTTTCCTCTGGTGCTAGTGCATCTGTTGGTTCTTCTGGTATTGGTTCTTCGTCTGGTGGTGCTTCATCCTCGTCGCCTCCATCAAATATTGGTGGAGGATCATAATCTTCTCCACGAATTTTCTTTTCTTCACGTATTAATTTATCCATAAAACTATAGAATTTATATGATGCTCTTCGCAGTAAATCTACTGAAGAGGTAAAATCCGTCCAAACACTTAACTCAATATAATTAACATTAGGACGTAGTTTATTATATGAGGCGTTAATTTTTCGTAATGTATTATTTACACTTATAAGTTCTTTTGCTGTTTTTTTAATTTCAGATGCTTGTTGTGGCTTATCAAGCATGTCTATAATAGTTGTATCAGTTCTAATATAAGAATCTAATATATCAATAGATTTAATAGCTAAATATACATTATCAGTAAGGTTTGCTAATTCAATGGTTGCACGTCCATTGGTTG